ATGGAAGAAGTAAAACGAGATAGAGCGAGAAGAAAACTCTTAAGAGTAACCTTCCCCAATGGAAAAGTCCTTTGTTATAAAAGTACAACCGATACAATGATAGCAACAATGCAAGAGTTGGGCGATGGTGTTATAGCCAATATAAAACTACTGTCATGCCACCTGCCATTGTTATCAAAAGAAATATATCCCAAATACAAGGAATGGATGAAGCCTGTTTGCAATGGTTGGTATCTCAACACACAATCAAACTCGGACACAAAGTTCCTGCAATTAAATGCTATAAATGAGCAATTGTCTTTAGGATTAAAAATAGAGTTGGGAGAAGACTTTGTAGCACAAGACAACCCTAACAAAGAAAAGCGCACTATAACAAAAGGCGAAATACTCGTAAAATTACCAGATGGGCAATGTTTTGCAAATAATTCAATAACAAATACGTTCCTTGAATTAATCAGGGAAATTGGTATAGATAAAATCAAGCAAAAAGAACTAACTTGGTGTGGCAAACCACTTATAACAGCATCAAAGATGTTTAACGGACAAGTACAGATAGACAATGAGCGATGGATTATCGTGCCTAACACAACCAAAGATAAGGTTAAACTCCTCAGAGTTATCGGTGCTATGTTGCGTATAAATATGGAAATCACCTCAATTTAAATGGGCTATTCAAAACTCTTCCAAGATAATACGAACCTCTGCTCCAGTCAAATAGATGCAAAGGCAAGAAATGATGCATGAAACAAATATGACACAGTGATGTTGCAGATGACAACCAATACACAGACCAATCATATACACAAAAAAAGAGGACTTTACATTATGTAAAAATCCTCTTTCTTCAGTTTTTTCGTGATTCCGTTGGAATCCAAGTGATCCGCTTGGAATTCCTCTGTATCGTAAAAGAAAAACACTCATAATCAGCAATATATCACTGTTTTACAAGAATTATTCTTTAATTTCATGTAGAAAGAAAATAGACTTTTTTCAGCGTGTAACGCACTTGTAACGCATTTTATCTATCTACCTGTCTATATTAGGTTTATTCAGACCTAACAATGATTTAAAAGATCTCTGCATTTCACGATTACCATGTACTTTCTTATACCTTTCTGTACTCTCGTGAAATGTTAAATAGTAGATAGATAGACACTATTAAAAGCGAAATCCAAAAATTCTTAGCTACAAATCGTCTAATTTTGCCGACGCAATTCATCGATGAAAAGATAGGCTAAAAAAATCTGAGGATGTGTATTGTACGTGAATAAACTACCTCTAAATAACACTACAAAGATAAGCATTTTCTGTAACATATAGAAGAGAAAATCGTATTTTAACTTTTAGTTAGTTATAGGAGTTACCCGACAAACACGCATACCTTAGAGCCTAAGTAAAACTATTAGAACGAAAAAAAATGACAATAGAAAAAGTCACAAGCATCATCGAATGGGTGCGGAAAACCAATGAAGGGGATGTGAAGTATGCCTCCTTTCCGAGAAGTCGGGCACACGCTGTCCGCTGTACGGTATCTAACTACAACCAAGCTTTTGGTATTGACCGAGGTATCTTCATACACTTCCACTTTTGTTATGACGAAGAGGTAGCTGTAATTGTCGCTGTTTCATTGGATGAAAGGGAAATCACTAAAAATACAGAGCATGAATACGAATGGAGAGAACAAATCGAGAAGCCTTACAATCGCTGACCTGAAACAGATGATCATCGATTCGGAGGAAACAATCTGGTCTGTGGCGCAGCTCGCAGAACTGTTAGGCACTTCACCACAAGCAATTCGCAAGCGTATCAATCGGGGTGCCATCCCTGCACATAAGGAAGGGCATTCATGGTACATTCTTAAAAGTGAGTATATACGCAATCTGAAAGCGAAATAATATACTTCTAAATAACAACAAGTCCCTGCCTAAGTCCGCTGTGAAGCGTGCATGGGCAGGGCATTTTCCACTCAACACCACATTATGATACGACAAGAAACCATCGACACCATCTTGGAGCGCACAGACATCGTGGCGCTCATCGGCGAACACGTCCACCTACGGAAGTGTGGCTCGCGCTATGTCGGCTGCTGTCCGTTCCACAACGAGAAGACGCCTTCTTTCTATGTTTCTCCACAGACTGGCAGATTCAAGTGCTTCGGCTGTGGCGAAGGTGGAGATGCCATCCATTTCATAGAAAAGGTGGAGAACAAGACGTTCATTGAAGCCGTCAAGACGTTGGCACAAAGGGCTAACGTGGAGATTGAGCAGGAGCAGGAATCAGCGGAGGCAAAGCAGAAGCGACTGCATAAGGAAGCGTTGTGGATTGCAAACAAGCAGGTCGCCGACTTTTACCGCAAGCAGTTCCTTCTGTCGAAAGAGGCACAGGCGTATGCCTACAACCGTTGGGGAAAGGACTACTGCACTCTCAAAGAGATTGGATACGCACCAGCTGATGGGCACGCTCTGCAGCAGCTTCCAGTAAAGGCGGACTTCCTGAAGGAGTTGGGACTTCTCAATCGTGGTGGCTATGACTTCTACCAGAATCGTATCGTCATACAGATACATGACCGTTTCGGGCATGTAATTGGCTTCACCGCTCGCTGCATGGATGAGCAGCAGCCCAAATACCTCAACAGCTCGGACTCGCTCATCTTCCACAAGTCTACTGTCCTCTTCGGCATCGAGGATGCTTGGAAGACGGCAGCTAAGCAGGATAAGATGTTTCTCGTCGAGGGGGCACCGGATTGTATGCGCTTACAGTCTATCGGCATATACAACACGGTGGCTGCGCTCGGATCGGCGTGGAACGAAACGCATTTCTCTACCATCAAGCGCATAGCAAGCAAGGTGTGTTTCCTTCCGGATGCTGACCCACCCAAGAACGGAGAACCCTATGGCCATGGCATACAAGTCGTCATGGAGGCAGGAACACTGGCTATGGAAAATGGTCTATCCGTCAGCATCAAGGAAATCCCGGACACGGACGACAACAAGAAGCAGGATCCGGACACGTTCTTCAAAAACACCAATATCTTCAACGCCACGGAAGAAGTTGATTTCATTCTTTGGATGGCGGACAAACTGTTTCCGCAGACGAACACCACGGAGGAGCAGCGCCTGACCATCAAGAAGATTGCTTATCTACTGTCGCTGATTGATGACGAGACGGGCGTGTCCATGTATATCGGCAAGCTCACGAAGTATTACCAGGGCAGACGATTATGGCTCCAGGCGGTGGATAAGGAGCGAAAGCTGCGTGAGGAGCAGGACAAGAAGCATAAGGAGCAGGATGAAGACGACCTAAACCACAAATACGGCTTTTACATCGACCACGGCTGCTACATGTCCATAACGGAGAAAGGCAGTGTCTACGAGTGGTCGAACTTCACGATGGTTCCGCTGTTCCACATTAAAGATACAACAAATCCTAAACGTTTATATAAAATAAAGAATGCGATGAAACATGAGGAAATTTTGGAACTGAAGCAGGAGGATCTTATCGCTCTCGCTAAGTTCAAGCAGAAAATCGAGGGCTTGGGCAACTTCATTTGGAAGGGTACTGAAAAGGAGCTAACGAAACTCAAATCATATCTATACGAGAAGACCGAGACGGCAACGGAAATCACTCAAATGGGTTGGCAACGTGCCGGATTCTACGCTTTTGGTAACGGGGTTTTCCACGACTGCCATTTCATCCCGGCTGATGAATTTGGCATAGTCAGGCTGAAGGATAAGGGCAACTTCTATCTGCCATCCAGTTCGTCCATATACAAGAACGACCCGAAGCTCTTTACGTTTGAGAAGCAGTTTGTGCATCTCAATCTTTCTTCGGTTACTCTGAAGGAGTTTACAGAGCAGCTGTTCAAGGTGTATGGGGACAACGGACGTGTGGGCTTTTGTTTCTATCTCGCCACGCTCTTCCGCGACGTGGTGACTTCTACTTCTGCCAACCACTGGTTCCCTATCCTCAATCTGTTCGGTCCGAAAGGTAGTGGCAAGTCGGAGCTTGGCCACACGCTGCTTTCGCTGTTCACAATCAGCTACACGGCACCGAATATCCAAAACTCTACACCATCGGCTCTGAACGACACGGTGGCGCAGTCGGCTAATGCCCTGGCGCATATCGACGAGTACAAGAATGACATCGATCCGAAGATGATTGAGTTCCTAAAGGGTCTGTGGGACGGCACCGGTCGCACTCGCATGAATATGGATCTTGATAAGAAGAAGGAGACGACTGCCGTTGACTCCGGTATCATCCTTTCAGGTCAGGAGATGCCGACATCGGATATCGCTCTCTTTACCCGACTCGTCTTCCTCCAGTTCCCTCGAAGTGAGTTCTCGGATAAGGAGAAGCAGAATTATAAGGTGTTGCTTGAAATGCGCTCGCTGGGGCTGACGCACCTGACGCTCGAAATTCTCAAACAGCGCAAACACTTTGAACAGGCGTGGTCTACGGCGTTCCATGACACGCAGAATATCGTCGGCAACGCTCTCGGTTGCGAAAAGGGCGAGGACCGTATCATGAACAACTGGTGTGTGCCGTTGGCTGCGCTTCGGGTGCTCCAAAAGATCATCCCTACGCTGACTTTCGATGAGATGCTGCAAGTCACCATCGAGGGGATAAAGAAGCAGAATGGTGAGTGCAAGACTAACGGCGAGCTGGGCAACTTCTGGAACGTGGTGCAGTATCTTGCAAGCGACGGTGAGCTGATTGAGGGTGGCGACTTTTTCATCCGCTATTGCAGCAAGTTCAAGACTGACATCATCAATGCCACTTGGCAGTCTGAACGTCCGGTGCTCTTCCTGCAGAAGACACGTATCTTCAACCTCTACCGCAAGGAGGGACGACAGGCTAACGAGAAGGTGCTGCCTACGGATGCGCTGAAATACTATCTTCAGAACAGCCGTGCCTACCTGGGTGAAAAGGTGGCGCGATTTGACGTGTACAAGAAGGGCATCATCCAGTACGACCATACCAGGGCTGCTATGGGTAGCACGCCTCCTAAACTTACTATGACACAACGTGCCTACTGCTTTGACTACGACTTGCTTTGCGAGACGTTTGGCATCAGTCTGTGGACTGCGCCTGATAATTCGGAAAGTGAAGAGCCATTCTAAGTTCTTTTTACCTTTTTACTCTTAAAAACGGTAGCTTACTACGAATATATTTCTTTTCAATAGGTATCATAATCAGGTGGACTGCCGGGGCGATTGCATCGTCTCGGCGGTTTTTATTTTGCGGAAGACATGGCCATCCTCTGCGATGCTGCCTAAAGTGAAGTGGTATCTTGCAAAAGCCTTGTATCTATCTATCAATTTTGTAGTCCATCACACGCTCCCAAAAGCATAAAGTGGTAGTCATTGACTTTATATGTAGCGAAATCCTCATTGTTTTTGCCCTCATTCATTTTTCAGAAGAGAAATGCTGTAATTGTTGTAACTTAATGTAACTTTCTGTATGTCATTTATTTAGGTAGGCTATTATCTTGTAATTTCTTATAACTTCTTGTAACATTTCATTATTCTTTCTAAATACCAAGAGGGAAATAGGTACTGAAAATCCTTATTTTTAGTTGTAGTCCGGCTTCTCCTCTTCTGCTACTGCTTGCTTTTTCAATGCAGTATCGTAAGTGTCACCGTGTTTAAAGAGAACGTGCCTGGCACTTGTGAGCCTTTCACTCATTGCTCTTCTTTGATGTATGTGCCACATGGTAGGCTTTGCCCTACGATAATCTAATGAAAGAGGTATTGCTGACTCCTTTTTTATTGCTCCGCTCTTGTGGACATAGGTGATGGATTTCTACTGCATAACATTCAAATTGTCAGACATGCAGCCCTGGTTTCGTTCATGGGATTTTTCCGCGTGCAAAGTTAGCGCAAGCGACATTCTGCAAGGGCACGGCGCTGCCTTAGCTCGAATATTTTTTCAAGATTTTGGGGTGCGGTGGCTCCTGGTCCAAATTCTCGTTCCGCCAAAGGTGAAAAAATATTCGGCTATCTCTTGCCTTAAATGTCTTCTTCTTGCGCTGGGTAAGGCAGCGTAAAAAGTCCTCATTTCGAGGGCTGCATCTAAAAGTCTAACAATTTAAATTTCTAAGTTATGCAAGAAATGGTTTTAACATCACCTAAGTCGGCTCACAAGAGCATGAAGGAGCAGTTTGAGAGTGTCAGCAGCTATATCGTTGATTATCTCTGGGATCAGCCTGCCATCTACTGTGGCACATACAAGAAGTACAATGAAGGCTCACTCTTCGGTGCCTGGCTCGATCTCCGCACGTTTGACTCTTACGAGGAGTTCATCGATGTATGCAAGCAGCTTCACGCTGATGAGGAGGATCCGGAGCTTATGTTTCAGGATTATCAGTGCTTCCCTGCTGAGTGGTATTCAGAAAGCTGTATGGATGAAGAAGTTTTCGACAAGATAATAGCTTTCATCCAAATGGATGATGACAAACAGAAAGCGTTTAAGGCTTATGTTTCCGCCACTGGCGATGACAGCATTTCGGATTTTGAAGATAGTTATGAGGGCGAATATGATTCGGAAGAGGATTTCGCCACACACATCGTCAATGAGTGCTATGATTTGGAGCGTATGATGGGCAATCTCTCATATTACTTCGATTACAAGGCGTTTGCAAGGGATTTGTTCATCTCGGACTACATCTTCGAGGATGGCTACGTCTTCCACAGATAAAGGTGGAAGCCGGACGAGGCAATCGCCTCGCTCCGGCAGTCCACCTTTTTATGACGCAACCTTTGAAATATATTCTTCGTAAGAGGTGCTTATCATTTATTTTCTTTATTTTTGCAGAAAACTTTTTATTATGGCTGTTAAAAAGGTAAATATCGTTTTCGAGGCTGATACATGTTATTGTGGTATCTTTTGGGATGAAGATGGTTGTGAGATAGGTGATTTTAATACCATCTATCTCGAAAATGATGAAGTTATTAACCTTCCTGATATTCCAGGGATAAAAGAATGGCATAGTAAAGCTGACATTTATGACCCTTATCCTTCATATACAGAATTTCAAATCGATGGCTATGAGGATTGGGTGAATGAAGGGTATAGATTTGCGTTGCAAATACGGAAACTATTGCCTGATTATGTATCTCTATATTATGGCTTTTGGCATAATTTTGGAGATAAAGAATGGAGATACTGCAAATCTTTGATAACAAAATAGTATCTATCTACCTACCAAATAACAAATCTTAAACGTTTCCATCATTCCATACCGCCTACACAAAACTATAGTATCTTTGTGCTCGTAATCAATTTACAAGTATTATGAGTGACTATCACATCTATATCAAAATGCCTTCCTATCTGCGCCAGTGGTTCGTACATCGGCACAGTGGCACGGAACCAGTGCGTCTAAGAAACGGCAGCATCGAGTCAAAACTTATAAAGCTCGCTGTTGTCAAACCGCCTGTTTCTGCTATCCCTACAAGGCAACGTGAGGATGAAGTCGCCATTTGTATTCCGTATTCCAAGACTCGCGACCCTCGTATTTACAATCATATCACGGACACTGGTAAACGTGCGCTGCTGGAGAACGTGAAGAACTCGTTTGATGTAGACTGCTGGACGTTCCTGCACGACTTCGGCAAGATCGGCAAACAGCAGAAAGACCTCATTTATCTCTACATGGAGCAACGGGGCATCAAGGAGGACGGCACTTGCTGGGACTCCATCGCAAAAATATACCAACGCTTGCGTAAGAATTATCTTACGAACCAATGCAAGCGAAAAAACAGCACGATAAAAAACGGTAGCAATAACAAGGTTGAAACTGAAGAAATAGTAGAATAATATGCAACGTCTTCCCGGAATCATCAATATATATTACGTGCTTGCCTCGTCGCTCATGGCAAGCATCACACAGAAAGCGTTGGCGGATGCTCCTGTCGGAGTGTTCGCTGACACTTTCCTAATTCCACATATCGGTGATGCCGTTTGTGAAATGGAGACGCAGTTTGACAATAACGATACTTTGGAAAAAGTGAAACTCTCTTTCTCTACTACTTCGCAGTTGCCAGCTCGTGAGCATCTTGCTTTCGTCATCCAGACGGTGGATGGAAAGCAGTATCTCATCGGCACGGCTGACAAGCCTTTTCCTGTCATCAAGGTAGACGACTCCACAGGCAAGGTGGATGGTGATTCGGCTGCTACGAAATACACCATATCTTATACAAATAAAGTGGCACTGGTGCCATGCACGGCGTGATGAGCGCCTTTTTTCATGCCTTTTTGTAACATTTTGTATGCAGTTGAAACATTGCATCAAAACTTAAAGTGCTGATAATCAGCATTTTCTTTCTTTGTTTACAGTGTTACAAAAGATACAGCCAAAATCGGTTGAGTTTTTGAAAAGGCTATTTTTTCTTCGTCCTGTTTTTGCGCCCCACCTTCTTCCTATAGATAATTCGCAGTTTGCGATAACTTCTGCGTGATTGCCCAAATAGTGCAAATAAAAATACTATTGCAAGTAATGCAAGACGATAAAATCTGCGAATATAAAAATATCCGCCTATCAGAATTATCAATATGATTACAATGTCTCTCACCATAAGTTTATCGTTTTACATCGCAAAAATACAATTTTTCTGTCTTTCTCCAACATTATTATATAATATATCTTTGCCCTCAAACAATTTTTGACAATCATGGCAAAGACAAAATACAATCTCCATCTTAAAGGCTACGTCGGTGGTTGGGACTTCGATTCTGACTACGTCGATTTCGTCCTTAACAAGAACACCGACAAGGAGGTTGCTGTTCTCATCGACTCACTCGGCGGACAGCTCAACACCGCTCTCTCTATATCATCTGCATTCAGGCGACACGGCAATGTTCATGTGCACTTTGTGGGCATGAACGCCAGTGCCGCCACCATCGCTTCCATGGGTGCCAAGCGCATCACCATGGATCACTCGGCTATGTATCTCGTGCACCAGTGCTCACAGTCGTTCTTCGAGTGGGGCAGTTTGAACGCTACGGATATGCAGAATCTCATCGACAATCTGGAAAAGCAGAAGTCTGACCTTGACAAGCTGGATGCCAACGTCGCAGAGATGTATGCCGGACGATGCAAGAAGAAATCTGCTGACTTGCTGGAACTCATGAAAATGGGTGGATGGCTGACGGCACAGGAGGCACTGGCTTGGGGCTTCGTTGATGAACTCACGGAGTTTGATGATGAGTCGGCTCCAGTTCTTACGGAGGCTATTGCTGCGGACTTTACCGCTCACGGCATACCGCTTCCTAAGATGCTGACCGACACGAAGTCGGAAGACATCACGGCGTTCAGACGATTCCTGCAGGCTTGTGTCTCTGTTTTCCACTCGCAAGAGAAACCAAATAAAATTGTTCCAACCATATCTTCTGAAGAAAAAATGAAAAAGACCTATTCTAACATTTGCAAGACTCTCGCTTGCGACTCGCTGGAAGCTAACGTCGACAAGGTTACGCTTACCACGGCACAGCTCGACTCTATCGAGGCGGACATCACAGCGAAGTACAAGGAAATCACCACTCTCTCGGCTGACGTTGACCGCCTGACTAAGGCTAACAGCGATTTGGAGGAGAAACTGAAAAAGCTCCCTGCTGACACCACTAACACGGTTGTTGATGACAAGAAGGACGGTGGCACCAACACCGAAAAATCTGACATCGAGAAGTTCTACGACACCACAAATTCCGCCCAGGCTCTCTTTGACTCATTACCATAACAACTCACAAATCATAATTCAAAACTCCATATCATGGCAGGAAAACTACAATTTACCCTACAAGAATACAAGGATGCTGCTCGAAAGTGGCGTTCTGACTTCCTTCGTCTGCCGATTATCGGCTGCGACGAGACTCTTAAGTTTATGACCGGTCGCCCTGGCATCCGCTACAAGGAGAGTGTGGGCACGCTCAACGCTTCGGCACAGTTCGCTCCTTACTCGCCAACTCGCTCGGAGGACGTGAACTTGCAGCTGGACTTCCGAACGCTTGAAACGTTCTTCGGTTCGGTGGTCGCTAAGTTCGAGCCTAACTCGGCTATCTCTACGCTCCTCGGCACGGGTGCCACTAAGGGCGACGGACAGAAGTCTGTACCTACGGCTCGCGAGGTGCTTGGACTTATCGCCAAGTCGCTCTCCGAAAAGCTCAATGATGCTATCTGGAGCGGTGTGCGCAACGCAAGCGGTACTACCACCCAGGATCTTTTCGATGGCTTCGACACCATCACAAAGAAGGAAGTTACTTCCGGTGCTCTCGCTAAGGAGAACGGCAATTACCTCAAACTGACGGATGCCATCACCTCTGCCAACGCTGTTGACGTGGCTAAGGAAATCCTCTTCTCGCTCGACCCTCGTCTTCGCTCGCAGACGCTCTTCATGTACTGCTCGCAGGACTTCGTGGATAAGTATAACGAGGGTTATCTGCTCACCCATAGCGGTATTCCGTATAACACGCAGTACAATCAGCCTACTGTCGAGGGTTCTAACGGCAAACTCATCTTCTGTCCGCTCGCTAACAAGACGGACTCGAAGTATATCCACATCTCACCAAAGATCAATATGCTTTATGGATATGACCAGATGGGCGACGTGGAATCGGTTGACGTTGAACGTTTCGATGCGTTCCTTCTCTCGTACATCGCCACCATGTTCTTCGGTGTACAGTTCGAGTCTATCGACAAGCGACGCCTGAAGGTTGTTGAACTGGCTGGCTTATAGTCTAACTCTAAACAATAGTAATTATGGCAGCATCTAATACAGACGTACAAAAATCTCTTGCATGGGCGATGGGCACACCAGAACTTCCTGGTGTGCGTCGCCGTGTGTATTATACATCCAAGAATGATATTCTTGTTTGGCCTAAACTTCCTCATAACGAGGTCGGACGTGTCACTTCTTCTGTCTATGACGGCTCCTTCACGTTGAAGGAAAACGCTGTATGGAAATACATCGACATCCTTCCTGAGAAGTCGCAGCTCACAAGTGAGGCACAGGGTGAACTGCCGTCACAGACGCAGCTCAACAAACTCGTGGCGGTTCATCCATCGGTAAGCGAAGCGGCATCGGCTGCAGCTGCTTACCTCAATAACAACGACAACGTCTTCATCGTCGAGGACATGAAGGGCAAGCACCGTGTCGTGGGTTGTGACAAGTGGACTACCAAGACCACTGTCACACAGGATCTCGGTCAGGGTGCCACTGGCACCACCGGCACCACTATCAACGTGGAGGCATCGGACGAGTGTCCGGCTCCGTTCTATACTGGCACCATCACCACTGAGGACGGCGACATTGATTGCGCAGCGTAACGGCGAGTAAAGTTATAATCATAGTTGACCATGGACAAGCGGACTTCGATAGACATGCAGGAATTCTTGAATGACATTTCCGTGCCGGACTTATCGGGTCCGCTTGATCTGTCCTCAAAGGATGCTACGCATGAACAGAAGGACATATTCGCCATTGAGAAACGCAAGGCGTGGGATAAGTCGGTCGAAGCGCGGTGCGACTTCACCCGACGCGTCCGGCTTACTCGACGGGCGGACACGTTCTTCATCTCTCTATGGCAGAAGTCGCTTTATGGCAGAACGCTGACGGATATAAAGGGCGACGACAGTATGGTGGCGTTCTTCGCTGATAGCATCTCACCACTTATACGTGACATCCTCGGTGAGGATCTGAACACGGGGGCGTGGTGTATCGTCACCACTCCCAAACGTCGCCATCTCGTCAAGAACTTCGCCACTCGCATCAGCGAAATGATTGCTTCCCAACTGAACATCCCGTTCTACGAGGATGTTGCTTTCTGCCATTCCAAGCAGCGTATCGGGGCGGTGTTCACTATGAACAATCTCCCCAAAGAGCCTAACTGCATCGTCTTCGACGACTTCGTTACTACAGGCTCTACGCTGAAGGCAATGCGCAATGTGCTTACCGAACATCACAAGAATTGTGTGTTCTTTACTGGTATAAATAATAAATTGTGAGCAAACGAGAGCATAGTCAAGTTTGCTTGAACTATGCCGAGTGCAGCCACAATTCAACAAAGTTAAACTCTAAAATATGAACAATCTCACAGACAAACTCCAGCAATGGCTCGACACTCCATCTGCTGAGCGTGACTGGAACGAGGGTGCTATCCTTCTTCTCCAACTCACCAATAACACCATAATGTATCGTAATCTCAGCATCAATCCCAAAGGCAAGGCTGAGTTCATCGAAGGCAAGCTACGTGCCTTCCTCAAAGCTCGCCGTGAGGTCGAAGCCCACGACGAGGTGAATATCATGCAGGAGCAAGTGGATGCTATTGTGGCAAGTCGAACAGAGTTTTCCAACAAAGACACGAACCCTGCTACGGACTTCAAGGCTGGCAAGCGTGCGGATCACGACTCGCTGCCTGAGGATATCCAGGCGCTCTATGTCGAGAACCTTGATATCACTCACCGTATGCGTGAACTCCATCTACGCCTACGCTTGTTGTCGGACTCTACTAAGCAGGTGCCGGCTGCAGAACGCAAGCCGTTACTCGACGAGTTTATAAATCTCGATAAAAAGTTGCACGCAAATTGGGACACTTATGACCATTATGTGACAAAGGCAGAAAGTGCAGCAAATACCGAAACCAAAGAAGGCGAAGAGGAGCAGACTAAGAAAACAGAAATTGGTCAGTCGCCAACTGACCAATTAGCTGAGCAGCCTGAGGATGCCACTCCTTCCAAGCCGAAGTCCAAGTCTAAATCCAAGAAGTAGTGAAGCGCAACATCAACATTGATGACATCCTAAAACCACTCTCTGAATGTCCACACCAGGCGTATCTCTCCAATGCTCTTCAGGTGGCGGACGTCTTAGAGTGGATTTTGGGACAAGTTGGCAAAGCGGAGATTTGGCAGACTTCGTTCTCAATCTCTGAGGAGTTCCTGCGTAGGCTCTTCTTCATCGAGAAGTCCGGCAACATTTCTGCCTTTAATCTTGTTCTCGACCATAAGGCTACGAACAAAACGCTAAAACTTTGGGCGTTCATCACACAGACGATGAAGCGTACCTATCTTGCCGACAACCATTCCAAAATCCTTCTCGTGCAAGCGGAATCTGGTGAACAGATTAGTGTCGTCACCTCGCAGAATCTCACGCGAGGCAACCGCCATGAGTCCACCTTCATCTCCACTGACTCCAATATCTTCGACAAACTCCACGCCCAGGTTGATGACCTCATTAGAAATCACTCAGTTCCTCTTACTGACCTCTTCCAACAGCGTGTTAATGCTGCAGGAGCCAATAACTGACCCCATCATTCTCACGGCATAGAAAGGCTTAAAGAGGCTCAGTAAGGCTTAAATCATAAATCAAATGACTTATTCAGAAGAAGTTCTCACACAGATTGAACAATATGCTTCAATCTACCTCAAAATCAGCGATATGGCTGTAATTCTCGGTGTTCCACCAGAGGATTTACGCTGTGACATTGCTGACCGCACAACAGCCGTCTCGCAGCGTTACCACCGTGGCAAGGCTGCTTCACGTGTCAAGCTGTTGCATCAGGAGATGCAGCTTGCCTACGTCGGCTCTCCACTCGCTCTTGAAAACACCCGTAACAACCTCCTCGATATGGAGGATGATGAATAATTCAAAATTCTCTTCATGTCACAATTAAGCATTATCGACATCGCCAAACAGGACCTTTACACCTCCCAATCGGAATTGGAAGGTAAATATCCTGTTCCCCAAATCGAACATCTACTTCGATTAAGGGATATGGTCACATGGTCTATCGCCAACCCTGACATGAAGGATCGTCAGTTTGTCGACGAGCTGCGCAGTCGCTATGGTCTGTCGCAAGTCACGGCGTATGCGGACTTGAAAATCGTCAAGGCTCTGCTACCGAACCTATCGGAGTGTACGCGCGACTTCCACCGCTGGCGGTATAACGAGATGATTATGGAGACCTACCAGATGGCGAAGAAGCGTAAGGACACGAAGACGATGGAGAAAGCGGCCACTTCTTATGCGAAGTTCAACCGCATTGACATCGAGGACGAGCAATCTGTGCCGTATCACATGATTGTCGTCCAACCGTTCTTCCCGACTACGGATCCGCGTGTTGTGGGCATCACGCCGGTTCCGAACATTGACGACCGCATCCGAAAGCTCACGCAGGAGCTTACCACTTCGCATCCGGACACGGAGAATATCGAATACGAACAAGCGGATCTTGTGCTTGATGACATCTTTAAGCCTGAAGACAATGACGAACAAAGTTGATACTTCTCTATGGGACATCGAGGCGAAGCAACACGCTAAGCGTGTGTACTTCAACAAACCTCAGCTCCTGACGCAATACATCGGTGCGAAGACTACGGTCATAGTGGCTGGACGACGCACCGGCAAGACGGATTCCATCGCCTCGCCTTTCGTGCTGCGTAACATGCAGCGTATGCCTGGATCTACTGGTGGTATCGTGGTGCCTACGTTCAAGCATGGCTTGACGAACACGCTCCCTGGTCTGCTTGCTGCGTGGAAGCGTTGGGGTTATATCAATGGCGTGCATTATGTGGTAGGCAGAAAACCGCCGAAGTCGTTTTCTAAGCCAATCACCGAACCGGCTGACTATGAGCATGTCATCACGTTCTATAATGGCTCGGTGGCTATCATCATCAGTCAGGACCGCCCGGGCTCTTCCAACTCGCTCACGCTTTCATGGCTGCTCATTGACGAGGCGAAGTTCATTGATTACAACAAACTGAAGGACGAGACTCTGCCTGCAAATGGTGGCATACGCTCGTACTTCGGACACCACAGCTTTAACCACTCCATGATGGTGCTTTCGGATATGCCTCAGACTACCAAGGGTTCTTGGTTCCTGCACTATGAGGATAAAATGGACACGGAACTGATTGACACCATCAAAGGCACAATCTACAAGATTTGGCAGACGAAGGAGCGCATTGCACAACTCAAAGAGCTGCGCAAGCCTATTCCTTCTTATCTGCCTAATTACCTCAAATGGCTCGACCAGAGTCTTAACAAGATGCGCTCGGTGGCGGTCTATTATAAGGAGTATTCCACCCTCGAAAACCTCCAGCTTCTCGGTGAGGAATACATCCGGCAGATGAAGCGCGACCTCACGCCAAAAACTTTCCAGACGTCAATCCTCTGTCAGAAGATTGGCATCTCGCATGACGGATTCTACTCGTCTATGCAGGAGTACCACAAATATGATGCATCGGATTTCGACTACCTCGACTCGCTCGGCTACGACCGCATCATCAAGGAGGCGCAGCAGGATCTTTACACCATCCACGCCAACAACCAGTTCTCTACGCTCAACAGCTCGCTCGACTGTCGCACGGACTCGGACATTGACCCTATGCAACCTCTCTGCATTGGCATGGACTACAATGCCAATATCAACTGGATTGTGTGCGGTCAGCCTCGTGCCAACCGCCTGAACATACTCAAATCGTTCTATGTGAAGTTCGAGCGCAAAATCCCTGCGCTCGTCGCCGACTTCTGCACCTATTACGCTCCGCATCCGAACAAGACGGTCATCTACTACTATGATGCCACCGCCCTCGGCTCTAACTATGCCGTAAACGACCAGGATTTCCATTGGGTGGTAGTACATGAGTTCGAGCGCCACGGATGGCAGGTCATTGACGTGTACCTCGGCAACCCGATGCGACACGATGAGAAATACCTTCTCATCAACCAGGGCTTTGCCGGTAAGCAACGACTGATGCCGTACTTCAACCGCCAAAACAACGATGACCTAATCTTAGCAATCCAAAGTGCAGGAGTGGAGCGAGGTCGCAACGGATTCCGCAAGAACAAGTCCATGGAAAAGCAGCCAGAATCCGAAGAAGACCTTCTCGAACACCGTACCGACGGCACCGATGCCTTCGACACCCTCTACATCGGCTGCGAAAAATTCCCACAGCACGATTTATACCCAATTTGTGTGGGTGGGGTGAGATAATGCAATAAAACGGCGAGATTGCCGTTTTTATGATGTAACTTTGTGAAATCAAATGACAAAAGAGCCCATGAAATATATCCTGACATTCTTGATTTGTATTATCTTTTCCTGTCAAATAGGGAAAAGCAAAACTGATATGCAACAAAGTAAAGATGTTGAATCCACTATAAAAATATGCATCAAAGAGAAAATATGTTTTTCTATACAACTGCTCAATTTCTTTTCGGAAGAAGGGAACTACAAATTACTATGCGTTAAAAGGAATGGAAGGCATCTTGCAAACGTAAAATTACCTTCATCTGAAGACGTGAAGAATCTTAAAACCCATATACGAAAATACAGAAATGACTGTATTCTTGAATGTCTTTATGGGGGTGGTGATAATTTGTACAGTCGTCATTTTTATTTCAGATGCAAAAAAGATAATTTGTATTTATATAAAGTGGTATCAAAGCATATTGTCCCCAATGTAGACAAAAAAAAGATTAATGAAAAGTGTATTCAACCACTGATTAACATCAGAAATTTTAAGGTTCTGCATTATTTGGATAATACTCCATAATACACACCAACAAATTTGTATCCAATTTGCGTTGGTGGGGTGAGATAATGCAATAAAATCGGAGAATTGACGTTTTTATTGTGTAACTTTGTGAAGAACAATGCAAAATGAGATGGAAAATAACACAATGCCAAATGAGCTGATAATTTCTGAAAATGAATTTAATGCACTAATGGTGAAAGAAAAGAGCAAAATATAAACTCAATAATAAATGTTGTTAGTAAACTTATCAGAAAGGTCAATATGTAGTTTTCATTAAAGTTTTCAATATGAAGTATATTATAACATTTACAATGTGTTTGTTCTTGATGTGCTCTTGTGACAATCATGATTTTGAACTATCTGAAAAAGAACAAGTTTTTTACATCAACCAAATGCTGCATTTTTCCATTGAGCCATGGGACAGCCTTAGCAAAGCATATACTTATGACTTTTTCCTACGAAACCCGAAACCATGCAAGGAAGTTGACACCATTTATTTAGAAAGGAAGATTCCAAATAAATTTGAAGTAATTGAATCTTCTTCATACACACGAGAATATAATCGCGACCCTTCATTCATAAAATTATTGCCAAATACACAATATATAGTAGCACATACTGGAATGGGCGCCAAAGTAAATATTTTCAAATATTATTATACTGACCCTTTTGGTAAATTACATGCTAATGATTCACTGAATGAACATATTAACGTGGACTCCATCCGAATCCACCTTAATAGATAAAGCATTTGTCTTGCGCCCAACCAACGTAGGACAAGGGCTTTTCCTTTGTGGGCAGCAGCCATCGGCATCATCTCCTGTTACGCTTCGCTTCATCTGCACCTTTTTTGGTGAGAACAACCTGAATCAGAAGAAGACCTTCTCGAACACCGTACCG